ACCTAATACATATTCGATAAATATATTCTTAATTGCCATTTGAATAAATTCAGCTTTTTCTTCATCACTTGAAATATCCCACATCTCAAGTAACAAACTTTTATATTCTGTAATATCCTCATCACTATATTGCTTAACTTCTTTATTCTCATTCTGTTTCTTATATTCTTCAATCGCTGCATCTGTTTCTTCAATCAATTCAGCTAACTCATCTTCATTCATAAGTCCGTTAGCATATAGCTTATGGTATCTTTTCCGTTGTTGCATAACTTTATTGATATCAATCGCTACTTCTTTTTCTTCTGTATCTTCAACTACTTCATATTGCGTTAAATCTTTATGTTGTAGATACTCATAGAATACTCGTTCTACTTCTTCGGCACGTATATACACAGGTTTTAAATTAGGTGTCTCTTTGCAATTGTTACAATAATAGTGCTTGTTATAATACACTCTATCTTTCAAGTTTACCTTATGAGTATTCATCGTTAATTTATTATGACAGGTAGGGCAAACTAACTTACTTCTAAATATAGATACATGCTTTATCTTTTTAGTATTAGTCCGTTCTTCTAATCTATCTTTAACCTTCTCATACATTTCTTCGGTAATAATAGGCTCGTGATTATTCTCTAGGTAAACGCCACCCCATTCAAAGTGTCCTCTTGTGAACGGACTTCTCAATGCTCGTGTAATAGACCTATCTTCCCACTTTCTGTTATTCGGTGGTTCAATATCGGAATTGTTCAATTTACGTGCTATTGATTTAGCGCTCTTACCTTTTAATGCCTCCTCATAAGCAAATAGCACAACTTCTTTATACTTATTAGGCACAAACTTATTATCGACACGATCATAATAAAACGGTGGAGTAGTCAGCATGATACCTTTTTTAAGTGCTGCAAGTTTCCCCATTTGTGTTCGTTCTCTAATCGTTTCACGTTCCCATTCAGCCATTGCACCAACTAATGTGACGAATAATCGTCCCATTGCTGTTGATGTATCATATACTTCTGTTGCACTCCTAAAAGCTACATTATTCTGTTCAAATATCTCTAGTAAGTCCAATAAGTCACGTACATTACGAGTGAGCCTATCTAACTTATACACTAGGACTAAATCAAAACGCTTAATATTATTCATCATACGTTGTAATTCTGGTCGGTCACGTTTAGCACCAGAGAAACCAGCGTCGACAAATACATCTGATACAGTCCAATCATTTATCTCACAAAATGATTTAAGTTTTCTCTCTTGTTCTTCAATAGAATAGCCATGTTCTTTTTGCTCTAATGTGCTGACACGACAATATATTGCTACGTTCAAGTTATCACTCCTTTAAAAGAAAAGGGTGCCACAAAATGTAGTACCCTTACTCAAATATTTGGTAGTTATAAATTACTTTTCCGATTACTTCTATTTCTTCTAAGCTTTCTAAATCAAAAGTATTTGTTTTAAATTCATCTGAATAACTTACTGGATCTAAATGTAATTTTGTTTCAGTACGTCTTACACGTTTTACTGTATATTCTCCACCTAATCGTAATACTAAAATATCGTTATTATTTAATCTGTAATCTTGATTGCGTCTGTAATCGTGGATAATTATGTATGATCCGTTAGCAAGTATTTTATTCATACTATCACCATTGACTTGTAAAGCAATACATTCTTTAGGGCTACGACCATTAAAAGCGACTTCTGGCACTTCTAATTCTTTAGTATCAACTTCAACGCTTTCAAAATTACCTGCAGAAACTTGTCCGAAGTAAGGTACTTTTATATCATTTGTAAAATCTGGTAACTCAACTTCTTCCACCTCTCCTAATAGATAACTTTTAGTAACATTGAAAGTTTTAGCGATTTTTTCAATCATTCCCATACGTGGTTCATTCTTACCATTTTCCCACATTCTTATTGTTCCTTCAGATACATCTAATTTTTTAGCCATCTCAACTTTCGTCATTCTATTATTTAATCTAACTTCTTTAATCGAATTTTTAAAAGCCATTGTAAAAACCTTCCTTTATATACGATTTTCTAAGACATCTTTAGTATACTATGAAAAATCGTATTTTGGTAGTGAAAATACGAAAAATTAAAAAATAAATTCGAATTTGTGTAAAAAATATGGCGAAAACACTTGTAATCGTATTTTAAATTCGTTATACTTAGTTTAGAAATTACGAAGGAGGTATAAAAATGGAAGCAACTAAAAAAGAATTAACATTAAAAGAGTGGCGTTCAAGAAAACGTTGGAACCAAGATGATGCAGCAAGAGAAATTGGTATAGCACCCTCAACATATAACATTTGGGAAAACAACCCAGAAAAGATTAGACCACAAGATGCATTTAAAATTGCAGATGCATTTGAAATCTCAATTGATGAGATCCTTTTTTTAAAAGACAAATCGTATTTTAAATACGTTATTGTCGAAGATGAAGTAGCAGAATAATTAAATAACGATTCCAACGCTCACATTGAGCGTATAAGAGCGAGAGTGAGCGACGATATGAGCCACGCCATAATACATTAGGTCATTGCCAAGACTGTACGTTGAATGTGGGCGTTGAAAAGAAGAAGGAGGTAACGATTTGAAAAACATAGAAGTTGTAGACATCAACAAATTAAATTTCGACGCTGACATCAACCAACTTGTCCCAGAAATGACTGAAAAAGAATTTGATGATTTAGTTACGAACATCGAAATGCAAGGACAACATACACCAATACACATCAATTGGGACAACACTATTTTGGATGGAAGAAATAGAGTTAAAGCTTTAAAAAAACTAAACATCAATGAAGTTAAAGCAATCAGAGAAAATTTTGAAAAAGACGAAGCGCTTAAATTTGTTAGAGATACAGCGGTTGAACGAAGAAATTTAACGCCTAATCAAAAACTTAATATTGTACTCAGTGCTAAAGATTTAATAAATGACATTCAAGAAAGAGCTAAAGAGAAAAAGAAAAAAGTTATGAAAAACGCTAGAAAGAAAAATCCTTTAGTAAAGCAAAAATCCTATTATGGTTCAGCTGAACCACAACAGGATCATGAAACTAATATAAAAAAAGAAACTTTAGAAAATAAGAAAGAAAATACTAACAGTCAAGATAACACACCAGTTCACGAGAACAATGAAATTGCAAAATTAGCTGGCGTTAGTAAATCAACGGTGGTTAGAGCAAAAAAAGTTAAACGTGAAGATCCTAAAACTTATGAAAAAGTCATCAAAGAAAATAGTGGTTGGAATAAAGCTTATAACGAACTGCCATCAGTTAAAAACAAAGAGTATCAAAAGAACCTCAAAAATAAACGTATAGAGGTGGAAAGCGAAGTGTCTAACGAAGAATTAGAATTATTAGCTCAATCTCAAACATTAATTAAAAGATTTCAAGATTTAGCATTATGCACTAAAAATTCAAGTGACATTGAAAAAGTGATAAATAAAGCCTTAAAAACAGATTTCGAAGATATTAAAGAAGCTTACTTCAAAGTAGAAAGATTATTTTCATTAATTGGATTAAAAATTGAAACAAATGGAGGAACAAAATAATGAAAAAGTTAAACGATTTTCCAAGCAGAACAGAAAAGGTAGTAATCAATCAATTGGGAGTAGATGAAACATATCAACGACCAGTATCAAAAGCTAAGGTAAATAAAATTGTTAAGAATTTCAATCCTATCGGCATGGGACCAATCCTAGTATCTGAAAGAGAAGATGGAAGTCTTTGGATATTTGATGGTCAACACAGAGTAGAAGCATTAAAAATTCTAGGCGAATTAGTTTGGGAAGTAACAATTTATTCCGGAATGACATTAAAGGATGAAGCCACTGCATTTAGATTATTACAAGAAGGTTCTAAAGCAAATGCTGCTGAACGTTATGTAAGTGAATTGGCTGCTGGTGTAAAAGAAACTATAGCAATCGAAAATCTACTAAATCAAAACGGATTTACCGTTAAAAGAGGAAGTTCAAAATACACTATCCAAGCTGCAGATACTGTTAAAGAAATTTACAGAAAATATGGGCCTAAAAATCTTAAAGACACAATTTGTTTAATTAGAGATTCATTAGGAACACAACAAAAAAATTATATAGCTGTAATTTTATTAGGTGTTTCAGAATTTATCAAACAATATCCAGAGCATGATAGAAAATGGATCGTCAGAAAGTTAAACGAAGAAGGTTTAAATTCTTTCAAATATAAAATTGATGATTATCATCGTTCTACTGGAGAAACAAAAAAAGTTGCGACTGTAAAGACGCTGGTACGAATTTACAATCACAACAAAACTAAAAGACTACAATTAGCAAATTAAATAACAAGTTAATTATACCACATGAGGTGGTATAGAGCCACCTCTTATAAAGGAGGCGTAACCATGCTATTTACAAATATTTGTATGCTGCTAACAGTAATTTTTATGGTATTAACATTAATCATTAACATTAAAAATTAAAGCGTCGTTTCTTGCTAAAGTACCAAATGCGCTTATCAGTAACTATTTCAACAACTTTAGGTTTTTCTTTCAGATGATAAGAAAATTCGATTGTTGCATTAGGTATAAAGATTTCATTTTCAGTAAAAGGACTACAACTATACGGAGATGAAAAAGGATTAGGATATTTCTTCCAATCATCTTCCGGAGCTTGTACATGAATGTTCTCTAACTTCTTATTACTGCTATCAAGTAAATTAATTTCCTTAACAGTGATTGTTTTTGGAGAAACATTTGCAAGAACGAAACCAAATTTTATCGGTTCATTTTCATTATCTAGTTGATCAGTATAGAGGTCACTAATTTCGATGCTAGGTCGATTGCTCATATAAGCGTAAACGAAACTAGCAATAGCTACTAACAAAGCAATTACAGCAATGATATTGGAAAACAATGTTGATTGGATAAATTCCATTAAACATACCACCTTATACATTAATAACTCAATTATACACGAAAGGAATGGTCGTCATGCCACCACATATCCAAACAATGATGTTCAATCACTTTAAACACCATCTACCAGAAGCGCTTGAAAGATGTAGAAAAAAAGAAAAGGAAAGAAAGGAGCGAGAACATGAGAAACAAAAGGTTAAGCAATGAAGATAAGTCATTATCAATCGCTGGAACAATGTTCTTAACGTTGGCAACTGCATTGTTTATAACAGGAATGTTCTTCATGAAAGCTTTAGGAATTGGACTATTAGCTGCAGTTACAACCTATGTGTTCTTTGACAGTTGTTACTACGTAAAAAAAGACTGAATGCTATCGGCAAATAGCAAACAGTCGAAGACTAAAAAAACTGTATGTACTTAAAACTTACAACTAAATAAGGAGGTCGTCAAGTTGAAACACAAATTACTAAAAATTGCTAACGACTTAAATTCATTAATTGTTCACAGCAAAGAGAATGTTGAATGTCAATTCGGAACAGGTGCCTGTGAAGGTGAAGTAGTCCTATTCTTCTTTCATCGCTCAGATGAGTATGACGCAGGAGCTGAAAATATTTTGTTCGCTGAATTTTATACATCAGAAGAACTTCATAACAAATTTGAACTTGCTAAGAAAGTAATTAAAGGGGAGTGTTTGATTAATGGCTAGTTTATTCGACTTATCAACAGATTACCAACAACTTTATGATCTCATCGCTGAACAAGAAGATGAACAAATTTTAAAAGATACGTTAGCGAGTATTAACGATGCTATCGAAGATAAAGCAGATGGATATGTAGCAGTAATTAAAACATTAGAAGGCGACAATAAAGCAATTGACGAAGAAATTAAACGCCTTCGACAACGTAAGACTTCTAACCAAAATGGTGTGAAACGATTAAAAGAAAGTTTGCAGGAAGTCATGGAACAGACTGGTAAAGAGAAATTCAAAACTGCACTTAACTCATACAGCATCGCTAACAACCCACCTAGCTTAGATATTACAGATGAAAGTCTAATTCCTAAACAATACTACATTGAGCAGCAACCTAAGTTAGATAAAAAAGAATTGCTGAAAGTTGTAAAAGACGGTTTAGAAATTAAGGGAGTAGAACTAAAACAAAGTAGAAGTTTGAGGGTGAGATAGATGAGTGAAGAAAAACAAAAACTCAATCTTTTCCAAAAAATAGTAGAAGTCAAAAAGAATATCGAAGGCTTTACTAAGGACGCTAAAGGTTACAACTACGACTATGTAGAAGGCAGTCAAATACTTTACAAGATACGTCCGAAAATGGAAGAACATGGGTTGCTAATATACCCTTCTGTCACAGCATACGAAACTAAAGAAACGAAAAACAATAAAGGTAAAACTGAACATATCGTTTCAATGAATATGGATTATCACATTATCGATAGTAATACTAAAGAAGATTATACCATTCAATTTGCAGCATTCGGACAACAGCAAGATATCGCACAAGCCTATGGCACAGCGCTTACTTATGCTGAAAGATACTTCTTATTGAAACTATTAAATATTCCGACGGATGAAGATGATCCTGACGCTAAACAGAAAAAACAAGAATATAGTAAAGCTGACAAACATGATATCGAAGTATTATCTAACACGATAAAACAATTTGCAGAAGCGATGGGCGATACAGAAGAAGGCGTAAAAACACAATTAGGAATTATCGATTATAAAAAATTAAGCGTTGCTGATTGTATGAGACACCTACAAACAGTAGTCGGCTGGAAAAAAGAAAATGGAGTGAATTAATAATGATAAACAGAGTAGTTTTAGCAGGTAGATTAACAAAAGATCCAGAGTTCAGACAAACAGCAAGTGGAGTAAGTGTAACCACATTTACATTAGCAGTAAATAGAACATTCAAAAATAAAAATGGCGAAAGAGAAGCAGATTTCATAAATGTAGTTGTATTTAGACAACAAGCAGAAAACGTCAATAACTATCTTTCAAAAGGTAGTTTAGCTGGAATAGATGGACGTATTCAATCACGAAGTTATGACAATAACGAAGGGCGACGTGTTTTTGTGACGGAAGTTGTAGCAGATAATGTTCAATTTTTAGATAGTGGAAACAAAAATAACAATCAAAAAGGTAATTATCAACAGCAAAATAACAACTACCAACAAAATAGTAGCTATCAACCCAATAATAATTACCAACCACCTCAACAGAACAATAGCTATCAACCACCGCAGCAAAATCAAAATAGTTACCAACAACCACAACAACAGAACGCAAGTTACCAACCACCTCAACAGAACCAACAACAAAATCAACAACAAAATCCATTCGCTAACGCTAATGGTCCGATAGATATTCAAGATGAGGATTTACCTTTCTAGGACTGATATAAATGCCAATTATTAAAAATTACATTACTCAAGATGACGGTACAACTACCGTTGTCATTGAGGGTGTAGAACTAGATAACAAAACATCGTTATTACTCGATAACGGTTTTGATGTAGAAGTTGATGTCATTCCAGTTGATCCATTCAGAATAACGAACAAACAACGTAGGTTGATATTCGCATTGTGTAACGATATAGAAGCACATACAGGACAACCTAGAGATTATATGAGGCAAATGTTCCAAGATTATGTGAAGTTCTTATACGGATACGAACAACGAATTTCACTAGCTGATTGTACAAGAACGATTGCTAAACAAATTATAGATGTAATGTTCGAATGGATATTCACTAATGGAATACCACTTAATTACAAAACAAGCGAAATGATGAAAGAAGATAAAAATTATCTCTATTGGGCAACTATCACTAGACATTGTGTGATATGTGGTCAACCTAATTCAGACCTAGCACACCTAGAAGCAGTAGGTAGAGGGATGAACAGAAATAAGATGAACCACTATGATAAGCACGTTTTAGCGTTATGTCGTAAGCACCATACAACGCAGCACCAAATGGGGATAGAAAGTTTCAACGAGTATTACCAATTACAAAATAGTTGGATAAAGGTTGACAGTAAATTAAATGCCATGCTGAAAGGAGAGAAAACAGATGCGATCAGCAATGTTGAGTTTTGAAGATAGAATGGAAATTTCCGAACGAATTAGAGATATCAGATTAGATGCTAACCTATTACAATACGAATTCGGCGAACGCTTAGGTGTAGGTCGTGTGACGGTCAATTGTTGGGAAAACTTTGCACAGTTACCACCAATGAAAATGATTAGAAAAATGGCTAAGGAATTCAATACTACACCAGAGTGGATATTGTATGGAAGTGATGAAACATGAATGAACAACCTAGTTACTATTCAATCATCACAGCTAACGTAAGATATGATAATCGCTTAACTGATAGCGAAAAACTACTCTTTGCAGAAATCACTTCATTAAGTAACAAATATGGTTACTGCACAGCAACAAATAGTTACTTCGCAAGATTATACGAAGTTGTAAAAGAAACTATCTCGAGAAGAATATCAAACCTTACTAAGTACGGATATTTAAAGATAGAAACAGTTAAAGACGGAAAGCAAATCAAACAAAGAAAGATGTACCCATTGACGCAATCGTCAATACCTATTGACGTAAAAATCAATACCCCTATTGATAATTCTGTCAATACCCCTATTGACGCAAATGTCAAAGAGAATAATACAAGTATTAATAATACAAGTATAAATAATATAAATAGAACAGATAATAGCGCAACTGACGTTACGCGTGAACGCTTCGAGGAATGGTGGAAACTTTACGATAAAAAGTTAGATAAGAAAAAGGCATTCAGTTTATTCAAATCAGCGCTTAAAAAACATGAGTTTGAAACCATCATGAACGGTACTAGAGAATATCTAAAAACTATTACCGATAAACAATATCAAAAATATCCTAAAACATTTTTATCTCAAGAAAGTTATTTAAATGACTTTAGCGAAGAACTACAACCTAGTGGCATGGATCAACTAAACAGAATGAAGTATGACGAAAGTTATTGGGACTAGGAGTGATAAGTAATGCAATCATTAGGAAGTTTAGCAAGAAATATCAAGCCTAATCGAAACATTGTAGAAGAAGAACATAACCTTAAATGTGAAAGATGTGGCAACACCTACGACTATTACAAGTTCAGTAACGGACAAGAGTTCAGACACGGTTGTGATTGCTCAATGATTGCTGCTGGTAAAGAAGCTGAACAACAGAGAAAGCAGAAGTATCTTAATCGTATCTTCAACCAATCAAACGTTAATGCTTCTTTACGTGATGCAACTGTTAACAGTTACCAACCACAAAATGAACATCAAGTAAAAGCTAAAAATACAGCTATTGAGTACGTTAAAACATTTTCCCTAGATGAACCTAAGTCATTAATACTACAAGGCTCATATGGTACTGGAAAAAGCCACCTAGCGTATGCCATAGCAAAGGCAATTAAGCAACAAGGATATTCGGTAGCATTCATGCACATTCCAATGTTAATGGAACGCATTAAAGCAACATACAATCGTAATGCTACTGAAACGACTGATGAACTTGTACAGCTACTAAGCAGCATAGATTTACTTGTACTTGATGATGTAGGTGTAGAAAATACTGAACACACATTAAATAAACTATTTTCAATTGTAGATAACAGAGTAGGTAAGAATAACATCTTTACTACTAACTTTAGTGACAAAGAATTAAATCAAAATATGAACTGGCAACGGATCAACTCACGTATGAAACAAAATGCGAGAACAGTTCGAGTGCTGGGAGATGATTTCAGAGGACGTGACGCATGGTGACGGTAGACAACATTAAGCAAATACTTGAGTGTTCAGATATGTACGCTCAGAAATTAATTAGATGGGCAAATGGCAACGATAAAGCATTAGTCGACCTAATCAATCAGAAATTGGAAGAACGTCGCAAAAGGGAGGCTGTGGTTGAATATGGGACTTAGAGAAAATCAACCTAATTCTTACACTTTATATGAAAGTGACGGTTGGCCATTGTTGAGAGTGCTACCTAGAGATGATGGCACTTTCTACTTAACCAACTTAGGTGGAATGGCAGATAAATATTTTAAGCCATCTGTCACAAAAGAAGAATTAGCTGAGATGAAACGTAAACATAAATTATTTAAGCGAGAAGAACTCAAACATCAAACAACAATAGACGATTTCTTATTCTAGGAGTGACAACGTGCAAATAGAAATTAACTTTAATGAAACGTATGAGGCACCTATTGGCTCGCCTCGTCCACGTTTCAGAAATACAGGTAGATTTGTTCAAACGTACATGCCAACGTCTTATACAAAGCATAAGGACTTCATCAGAGAGCAGATGCCAAACGCATTACTCGATGGAGAATTGAAAGTGACATTATCGTTTTACTTCAAACCACCTAAAAGCTGGAGTAATCGTAAAAAGTTGTTAGCAATTGGCCAGTACAAACGAACTAAACCAGACATAGATAACTTAATAAAAACTGTACTAGATGCAGCGAATAAAAAAGTATGGCAAGACGACAATCAAATTGTAGAAATAAGTAGCTTAAAACAGTATGCAGAAGTACCGAAAATCATTATAGAAGTGGAGGAAGTGTAATGCCGACATTAAAAGTTGATTTTGAAATAAAAGGCTCGGTTAATATACCGACACCTTACAACGCAACAGAAGAAGAAAAGGAACGCTTAATCAAATTAGCTTATGAAAATGTAGAAAAAGAAATCTTGTTAGATGCAGAATTCGATGAAGATAGCGTTTGGATAAATGATAGTGAATGGAAGTGATCGTATGAGAAAACGTAACAAAAGAGCAACACGCGTAAATATCAATGGCAGTCGTATTGCACTAAGAGATGTAGCAGAAATATATAACGTACCACTCACTACCTTACGTGCTAGATATAACAGAGGTTTACGTGGTCCAGAATTGATCTATGGCAAAGGAGTATATGAGTATCGTGATTAGTAATGATGAATTAGTAAAAGAAGAAAAGCGTTTAAGTAATAAAGAACAGTACGGAAGGTTATCAGAAAGAGAATACCGTCAGCTTATGTATATCAGAGCAGAACACGAAAGAGCATTGAAACGTAAACGACGTGAGCAGCGTATCGCAAGAGCAAGACGTTCAGAAGAATTAGTTGCTAAGCACAGAGTGAGTAGTAAGTGGTTTAGATACTTAGCAGAGAACGACATATTTCCAAAGGTAAGGGGATAGGCGAATGGAGAATGTAAGAGTAGTAGAACTCAACAAAGACGACATCGTGCAGTTCCAATGTGCTAATAAAAAGTTTAGTGCTTTTCAAACTGCGATTGTCAATCAAGTGTATGCAGAAGAAAAGAGATTAAAAACAGTTTGGAAAGCAGAAGTGGAAAATCAAGCTGGACGTACATTTACGATAACTGATAACGATGACTTTATTAGAGTGAATGTGCCATTCACACGTAAGGTTAATTTAAAGCAGGAAGAACAAGACATGGTACACGAACCACCTCATTATCAATTCGGTAAGTTCTCAGCACGAATGATTATCGAATTAGTAGGCAAGACGTACAAATCAGCGTCAGTATTTTATCACGTAGGTAATGCACTCAAATACTTAATGAGAGCGCCTAGAAAGAATGGTTTAGAAGATTTAAAGAAAGCTAAGCAAAGTGTTGAATTTGTGATTGAAACATGGGAGGCAGAAGAAAATGGCATATGATGTAGATTTTTGGTATATCTCACAAAACGCTTGTGAAATAACTTCAACATTCACTCCGTTTTCTGAAGATGAAGAAGAAAGTATTTATATGGATAACGAAGATTTCTTTGCGATGGTCGATCAATTTAGTGATGCCAATTTGATGTATGAAGCTTGGAGAATATTAAGAAGTCAATTAGAAGGAGAAAGTAAACAAAAAATGTTGGAAATCGAAAACAATTTAGGAATTGATGTTGATAAAGAATTAGAAAATATGTATGAAAGATCAATGGAATGATAAGGAGGACTAACTATGGTGTATATGTACGAGCCATTCACTCACACAGTAACCAAAACTGACTTATCTCATCTACACAACATTACAGGTATTCCACACAACACACTATGGTATCAAAGTAAACATGGTATCTATAACGATAAGTTGAGATGTTTCTTCTCAGATACGTTACCTAGATTTAAGAAGAAACAAGAGTTTAACGAGAAAGTTGTCGAAGAAGATGAGATTTGGAAGTATAGCGAGAAGTACGATCTATACGTGAGCAACTTAGGAAGAATGAAAACGCCTAATGGCAAATATAAGTTCGGTAATGGTTGTAAAGGTGTAATCACAGTAATTTATAAGAATAGTAAATATCGTGCAGCAGATATAGTGTATGAAACGTTTATCGGTGGTTTAAAGACAGGCTACCATGCTTACCCTAGAGATAGTAGATACAACAATCTTGTAGCAGATAACCTATTCCCTTCTACAATGGCCAAGTATAGATTATATCGGAGAAATACAGGGCGTTCTAAACCTCTTTATCTAGTGGATAGCAACAACGAGATTGTAGAGGAGTTTGCAAGTACGGTAGAGGCACAAAGTGTATTGTTCGTTGACCGACGACATATTGCAAGAAGATGCAATAGTAAATGTGTAAGTGACGGACTAATGTATGTGTGGGCTGATGAGTACGAGAAGGTGAACGCATGATACTATCCAACACAATTAACCAACGCTATCGCTATGCTACACAAGGCAAGACACCTACACAAATACAACAGGAGTTACGTGAGTTAGGTGTCAAAGGCTTTGTGGTTAAGGTAGCAGAAAGTAGAGTGACGATGAAAGTTAGTGAGTGTGACATAAAAAAGGAACAGGGAGTGTTTGAGATGATACCTAAATTTAGAGCGTGGAATAAAGTAAGAGAAGAAATGATTGATGACTGTGATTTAGCTATAACTTCAGACGGTAGCATATTAGCTGGGGATTTAAATTATGATGAAGAATCGGGTATGCTTGCAGATGTTACAGATAATGTAGTAATAATGATGTCAACTAGATTGAAAGATAAGAATGGTACTGAGATTTATGAGG